TTAAGCGGATTTCACAGGGGCACTCTTCATCATGCCCCGGCCCCAGGCCATAATCAGGGTCACCATCCCGTCAATTTTCTCGGTGGCGTGCTCTTTGTCGGGCGCCACATTGCCATTGGGGTCGGATCTCATCACGAGGTTATCGGCATTCCACCTGAGAACGGGGTGGCCGCCGTGCCGGATCTTCTCCGTCATCACATGCACAAGCAGATCCTTGGCTGGTTCGTTCATGGATTTCGCTCCCTGTCGAACCTCCACCATCTGAAATTTGTTCTCGTAATTCGTGGGATTCAGCTCGTCCATGATCCGCGTGGCTATCGCCTGGGCGTTCCAGGAATCGAATCCGATCTGGCAGAGTTGATACTCCTTGGCTGCATCCAGAATATCCTTTTCGATCCACCCATAATCAATGACGTTCCACGGAGTCGCCGTGAGGAATCCCTGCTTCTGCCAGATGTCATAGCGGACCCTATCGGTCCGTGAACGCTGCAGAATGCCCTCTTCGGGACAGTAGAATCGGCAGAGGATGTCAAATACCCCGTCCTTATCGTCCGGCGGGAAAACAAGGATGAAGGCGGCAAGGTCGATCTTTGAGGAAAGGTCAAGGCCGCCGTAGCAAACTCGGCCTTTCAGTGCGTTGAGGTCCTGCTTGCCGTTGCACTTGTCCCAGTCATGCATCGGCATCCACCGGGAAAGTTGCTTGACGGGAATGTTCAGGCGGAATCGGAGGAAATTCTGGTATTCGACGGGGTCGTTTTTAACCTCATTGAATTGCTCCCGGATCTTTTCCAATGTGAAGATATGCCCCAGTGACGGATTAACGCGCCTCCAGAGTTCCTCGTCTTCGGGTTCGTCTTCCCCGACTTGGCTTTCACTTAAAAAAGCGTTCCTTCTCGCTCACTACCGGCTTTCTTTCTGGAACCGTAACCCGGCTCCGGCTGCTCGGGCTCATGCCCATTTCTATCAGTGCCTTTATCATTCTTGCGTTCGACGCATCGATGAGCTTGTAAACCGGATTGATTACCGGAACTCCTTTACTGCCCGGACCAACCATGCCCATTTTCTGCACTGCCAGTGTCGCCGCTATCCATTCCGACCAAGCTTGGCAATAGGAGGCAAAAATAGCCTTGTCGAGATTTGTAAGTATCCCCAAGGGTTCCAACTCTTTCACCATGCGCCGCCATTCCGCACGAGCCTCCTTGTCGAGGTGGCGTGGACATTTTGGGATCACTGCGGGTGGCTTTGGCTCCCCGGATCGGTAGCTTTTCGCTCGGTGTGTTTTTCCCACCCCGCCCTCGAGCAGATGGATTGTCGAAGGGGTTCGTTTACGCCCTCTCACGGTGTTTTCTCCAGTTTGGCCTTTTCCCCTGTGTATTGTTCCCAACGTTTAATAATGACGTCACAATAGATGGGGTCTAATTCCATCATGCAGCACTGACGCTTCAATTGTTCACATCCTATCAGGGTCGATCCGGAACCACCGAAGAGGTCGAGAACAATATCCCCCCTTTTAGATGAATTACCGATGCCATAAGCGCAGACTGCTATAGGTTTCATTGTCGGATGAAGCTTGGAATTCAAAGGACGGTCAAATGACCACACCTCCGTCTGCTTCCGATCCCCCTGAAATGTGCTCTTATCAAGCCATCCGTAAAAGCAGGGTTCGTACATTCTTTGATACTTGGCAGGCGAAAGGACAAGTTGCTGTTTTTTCCAAACAATTGTGGCTGACCAGTGAAACCCCATTTCTATCAGAAGAAGCCTTTGTCTCATGCCATCGGGACCAGATGCTCCCCATATATACAAATCTCCACCTGAGTAGTAGTCTTTGATATTTCCAATTACGGCTTTATTGAAGGCAATCCACTCATCGTTACTCAAATGATCATTCAAAATCTTCCGGCTTTTATGTCCCGGAATCTTATTCGCCCCGTAATTGACGTTATATGGAGGATCGGTAAAGACCATATTCGCCCGCTGTGGCCCCATAAGCCGCCCAACGTCCTCTTTTTTCGTCGAGTCCCCGCACATGACCCAATGTCTGCCCAAAAGCCAAACGTCGCCCACTTTGGTAACGGGTTCGATTATTTTCTCGGCTTCAGCCTCAGCGTCAAAGTCGTCCTCAATAACCTCGCCCGATCCGGTCAGCCACCCGTCCGGCAAATCGACGCCCCATTCAACCAAGGGCAGGGCTACCCAGGCGTTTGCCAATGCGTCCATGTCCCATTCTCCAAAACCTGAGTTATCCTTGATCACAAATTCTCGCTTCTGTTCCGCCGTGAGCCCCGTCACAATCTTCGCCGTGCATTCCCTTGCACCGATCTTCCTTAGGGCAAGCAGGCGCATGTTTCCACCCAGAACAGTCATGGTCTCATCGACAACGATCTCCCTGAGCTTCATCATGTCCGGGAAGTCTTGGAGGCTTTTTATAAGGCGGTCCATGTCCGTGTTGGAAATACGCCGGGGATTGTCCGGGTTCAGGGAAATGGATGTTAGCTTTACCGTCTTAATCTCAGTTTCCATAATTACCTCAAATTCTCCAATTTTGCGGGTTTGCGAGCGAAGGGCCACGTACGGTCGTGGGCGGCTCTGCTTGGAAGATCCATTGGGGCCTACCCTATCCAATCCACTGATGCCGTTCATCCACCGGTTAAAATCAAACCTTCATAATTTATACGCCGCATATCGCCTCCTGCACTATAGATCTCCAGACATACATACCGGAAGAAATTGGAAAACGTCGGGACACAGTAAAATATCTGAGGAGGGGTTGCTTAATAAACATTTTTCGATTGCAAAAAATAGATATGATATAGATTGTATAGTTGACTATTTAGATTCTATTGGGTATCGGAATAACCTATGTGGGCTAATACTTGTTGGGGATTCACTACTATTGCCATCGCTTTGGGTTTGGCAAGGCTGGCTATGATCTGGACGGTTGGTCACGAAGAATGGGGACCGAGACTGCTATATGCCGCAGTGTTTATGGGAATTTTGTCAATGATCTGTTTTCTTTGGCCTTTATTTAAACGTCGCGGACTAATCTCATCAATACAACCCGACATGCCAATTTCAGATGTTACAAATTACATGGTAAACGATTCTTCTGTGGTATTGAAAAAACCAAAGGCGGCAGAGATTGAACAATTTGGTCCCGCAAAAGATCATTTGGTTAATTGGCCAGGCATTGGTCATGTAGATGCCATATCACGTGTACAAACTGCTCTCAATAACGGGAACTTAAAATCATGGGGTCGAAGAGAGATAATGGCTAATATCGCTTCGTTTCAATCGTCACTAAGACCAATACCAAAAGAATATTGGGAATTGGCGTGTATAAATCCTTTTTTCTGTTTTCACAAAAGTGATAGAGCCCAGACGATGGCGCTGCCCAAAAGAGATGCAGAGCTCTATGCTAGTCTGACGTTGAACAAAGAACAGGTTAGATCACTTTGGGTGCCGGGGCCATTATGGCGAAGAATTTTCATGGACTTAGGTATCATTAAACGCAAGAATTACTTTGGCAAATCAATCAATAAACACTATAATCCTATCAAGGAAGAACCTTGAAGATATTTGAGGAATTGGTTTGTTAAGTAACCAATTCCAAAATATTTTTAAGAACCATTATTCTCCATCAGCTTCGTCCTTCAATCATGTCGCCATATGGGGCATATCCCAATAAATAACCTATTAGAGATCAATTTTTAAAAACAAGAAGTTATGGGGATATGGGGCATATGGGAATCATCCTTTTAATCGAACATTCAGGTAAAAGGTCTTGCTTCCCCTGAGAATGCTTTCAAAATGTCCTTTGAGTTCACGTCCAAAAGTTGTGTTATGCTTCGGACTGTGGATACCCTGATCTTCGCACCATGAACGGTATGCCTGATAGATATCTTTTGCCTGAACCTCATCTCCTTCATAGCGCTCCAACTTTTCTTCAACGAACCGTCCGATGGTATCTTCCTCATTCCTGTATTCATTTGTCGCCTCCTTGATGCACCTTGGCGGGATCAAGCCTTGGTCACGAGCCATCACATAGCCGTTTACGAGCCAGGCAAGGATACCCGGTGCTTCTGTCTTCAGTTCTTCTTCAAGGTCTGGATCTGCGAGCCGTTCTTTTTTCTTGGGGTCCAGATCGGGCTCGGGAACGAATGAAATATTGAACGGGAATAATATAATTCTTTGCCACGAGGCATAATCACCTCCGGAGATATGAGGTCTCGAATTTGTCATAACGAACAGCTTTGCCGTGTTCTCAAAGGTCGAATAATCTTTTGCATACAGTCCTCGTCCATGCAGAAGATCACCACCGGACAGCAGTTTCAATTTGCCGGCATCAAATTTCCGGCCTTCACTTGTTTCGATAATGAAGCCTATCCGCTTGCCACGAAGATTCAAAACATCAGGTGTTGCCGATCCGCTTTGCCGATGGTGTTTCTTGTCGAGAAGCAATTCCCGGTCAAGTATGCCGATCAGATCTCCCAAGACATATTTCAATATTTTATAGAGAAGACTTTTGCCGTTTCTCCCCTTGCCCTCGAATATCCAAAGGTGGTGATGTCTCGTTAATCCCGTAAGGCAGTACCCGAAAACCCTGTGGAGGTAGTCTACGACATCAGGATTTTCATCGAAGATTTCGAGAAGAGTCTTGCCCCATAATGGACATGGTACGTTCATGCCTTCCCATGGTGTCGGAATGACCGTGCGGATATTATCCTCCGGCTTGCCGTCCCTGAATGTCATGTCTTTCAGGTTAAGTATTCCATTTGGTGCTGCAACAAGGTATGGGTCTTCATCCCATTGCCCATTAAAGCCGAGGTATGAGCGATCTGACCGGCATATATGCATAACGGCCTTCTGCGTATATAATTCCCCAATCTCCCGAATGGCCTTTAGCAGAGTCTTTTCACGTTTCTCGACCTCTTTCGCCGAGGATGTGTCGCCGCCGCTCCCAGCTTCAATTCTCTTTCGCGCAAAACGGATCGCCATCTCTTTGAGGACATCCTTGATAACCCCGCACGCTTCAAGGGCCGCTTCATCTGGAATTTTCTTCCAGGTATGCCTATCAAATTGAAACCAGCGATTTTCGTTGATATCGAAACGAAGCTTACCTTTCAATTCTCTTGTCACCCATGTCGCATATCCGGTTTCACCTTCTTTGAGTAATTCAGCAATTTGACGATACGACTTTCCGCCTTGGTTTATCTGATAAGTTTCTCCTGTGCTTTCTATCGCCCTCACAATTGTAGCCTGGCCATAGGTCTGTCCGTCGGAGAAGTGTTTTCTGTTCCACTTCTCACGGAATAGTCCGGATGAACGGAAGGCCGCATCAATCAAGGCAGGATCATTGTTCAACCAGAAAGCAAGGTGGGAACACAAGGCAAGATCCGCCTCGGATTGTGAGGGGTAGTCTGTCCAGACACCCTCATACAGAGGTTTGATCTTATCACCGGTCTTCGATGCAAAAGCCTGTTGTAAACGGGCCTCAATACTCTCGCAGAAACGGGTCATCACTTCCGGAGTTTTGTCTAGCCCTTTATCGTCAAAGATTTTTCGATGCAGGGCTAAGACTGCATCTGTTCTTTCTTGGATGTCCGGAGGTGTGCCTTGGATGCGGTGGCCGGTTACGGTCAGGTAGCGCCCAGATTCATAAATCTCTATGTCACCCTTTTTACGTCCTTTGGGTGGAAGTGTAACGTTCTTGACGAAAATCCTTATCCCGTGTCCGGATGGTGATGCCTCTGTATAAGAACTAATCCCACCTATGATCTCCCTTGCCCAAGGCAGAATCACGTCAACAAAGGCAGGACACCGGCAATGATCAAGGTCGATCCCCACAAAAGGATCCTGCTGGGTGAGCACAAAGCCGATTCCATCAAAGACTGCTCCGTTATTCAGGGCGAGTTCCGCAGTTTTATAATCTGTCCATGTCGCAGCGTCGTTCGTTTTGGCATACTGCCCATTGACCTGATAGGGGACTTTTGTCTCTTTGCCATCTCGGAGTTCTTTCCGCCAGCAAAGCCATTGAGGTACATCCTTCAGAATGGCAGGGACGCCGCTTGTATTTAGATTGAGTTTCATGTGCGTCCTTGAGTAACCTCCGTGTTTTTTTGCTCATGAGCAGGGATGTGCGTTTCTGTGACCCGCTCGACCTTGAAGGATTCCTCCCCGAACTCACGGGTGAGAAAACCGGTGAAGATCCTGGCGATGGCCTGCCCGATTTCAGTGGCATCTATCGTGCAAGATCGCTTCTTTGTATCCAGGCGAAAGGAGGCATCGAGACGCACGGGTGAGCGGCCATGAAGGCTCTCGGCAGCCATTACGGCCAGCATCAAAGAATCTTCGATCTCCTGATACGGGATATTTGACTCAAAGGTATATCGGTAAGTTTCTTGGTTCATGACTGAATCTCCAATCTGTTGTTTAAGGTTCTTAACCATTACATA